AGCAACAGCAGTTCCTACTCCAGGATAAGTTATAGCTTTACTTGTTAAGTTCCACACAACATTATCAATCTGGGTAACACTTCCATTTAACACTGTACCACCTGGTGTTGGTGTTGGATTGAACAGTGCCATTGGGACGTAGAGACGCACATTATATTTCAACATAAGTTGAAACGTAGCTTGGGTCCCTACATCACCAGCAATCGCAACCACTAAGCGACCTGGGGAAAATCGCCTGACGTCAGAACCGAGTTGAGTATACATCTTTGGTTTGTCTGGTGTTACCACCTGAATTCCAGATGTAGCCTCAACCCAATTCTGACGAACAGAAGTGGAGCGAAGAGAGGTTAAGAACGGGATGACTTCTGATTTTTCCCCTGTAGGGGGTTGAATCTCTGGATCCTCGATCCATCCCATAGTATAACCACTCTGAATGGTTGAGCCGTTAAGGGCAACCAAATGCAAGGAGCATGAAGACCAATCTATTCTTTGAAAAGCTTTAGACAGGACTCCAAGCCTAGCAACACTCGTTGGGGTAATCAGTTTATTGAAAACCACATCCCCAACAACCGAACCGGGTGGTACATTGATAATCTCAACCACCTCTTCTCCCTTCGGTCTGTATTGCTGTGCCTCTGTTGGCATTGTGGCCTTGTTGTTAACACCACTGGGTAGTAATGGCACCCTTGCTTGTCCATTACCCCCGTTATTGGGATATCTCATCCCATTGCGCCCTCCAACCTTTTGGTTCTTGGGCCCACCGTTACGATTACGGCTTGCGCCTCCATTCTGATTCTGTTTAACCATACTATACAACACGGAATACCTCATTGTAGTTAACATCCTCATATAGAGTTGGCAAGCAAATAGATGTCTTTTCTATTCGTAACTGGTCGGCTACAGTTATGCCCCATGCGCGCTCATAACTTAGCCTAGCAGCCATTGTTGGTTCTACCAACCTAACATTGGTTGGCCGCATAAACTCTCTACTAGCAACGTAGTGCAATGGGTTACTAGCATCATATTTGGCATCAGAATACAAAGTTGAAAGCGTATTACCTACGTACTGTCCAACTGGCAAACCTACCCCTAACGCCATTTCACACAGCCCAACTGATTTTAAGTACTTAGCCTTGTTAACAACAGGTTTAGTGCTCCAATTGAGTCTGGATAATAAGCGAGATGGGTTTCTAACCATCCTCCAGGATTTGCCATCAAAGACAGGACGCGTCTGACAGAATTCCATGTCTTGGAACTCCGTCGTATACGCCTCAATTTTTGTTTCCATACCAAATTGCGAGAAAAAGCCCGGGTCTGGTTTAAAACCCGGCTTAGCCTCAAATATGATTACTGCATCATCACCATCAACATAGTAGCAAGCAACCAGTCCATTCTCCTCACAAAATGCTGCGAGCATGGCATAGTTGCCCTTACTATTACCAGAACCGGTGTTCTGGTCCCCAGACATGCGTGTGTACAGTGTGTGGAAAATGGTGCCATGTTTTGTTGCACCCTTGTTCCTCAACTGCATATTTAACAATTTTCTGAGTTGTTGTCTGCATTCTCGCCTAAAGTGACGTAAATGCGACCTATGTTCTAGTTCGATAAGATCTTTGAGATAATGTGCATCGAACTTGGAATGATCCAAACATAGAATGACGGGGTTGGTGAAGTAATCATACTTGGTTCTAAGATCCTCG